ATGAACGAAGTACAATTATTTAATTTTGAAAGTCATGAAGTAAGAAGTCTTTTGCTTAACAATGAGCCTTGGTTCGTCGGAAAAGATGTTGCTGATGTTCTCGGGTACCAAAACGGTAGTAGAGATATTAACCGACACGTAGATGAAGAAGATAGGCAAAACTACCAAAACGGTACTTTTGATTCTCCAAGAGGGATGACCATCATCAATGAATCAGGACTATACAGTTTAGTCCTCTCAAGCAAATTACCATCAGCCAAGAAATTCAAACGCTGGGTAACATCTGAGGTGTTGCCAGCATTAAGAAAAACAGGGCAGTACCAAGTGAAGGAGTTGAGTGGCTCAGAACTCATGGCTAAAGCGCTGATTGAAGCGCAGAATGTCTTAGCTGCTAAGGATAAAGTAATCGAGGAGATGAAGCCTAAGGCCTCTTATTATGACGTGATTCTAAATTGTAAGGGTTTGTTAGCAACCTCAGTAATTGCTAAGGATTACGGTTGGAGTGCTATCAGATTGAACGAATATCTACACAAGAAGGGCATTCAGTTCAAGCAAGGCAAAACATGGCTTTTATATCAGAAATACGCAACAGAAGGATATGCATCAACAAAAACGCATGAACATCTTGGTAACGATGGTACAAACCATGCAAATGTACATACTTATTGGACACAAAAAGGAAGAAGATTCATTTATGACCTATTAAAAAATGATGGAATCGTTCCATTGATCGAGCGTGATGAAAATGGATGAATGGAGTATCAGCGTTGAGGAAGTCATGCAGATTACCCACAAAAGTAGAGACTTCATCCTAAACGCTATAGAACAGGGCGTAATGCCTGGGTCAGTAGTAAAACATGACTCAGGTAAAAGAAGTACTTACATCCCTAGAAAGGCTTTCATGGATTACATGAACAATTATTATAGAGCTCCTTCAGATAAGTTGATTGCAGCAGTGGTAGAGGAGCTCACTAAAAGAAAGACAATTGAATAAGTAGCATAGTTGCTCGTAGGCACCTAAGGCTAGGAGACAAATAATAATTCGTAGAATGAACTGCAATACATAATTTAACATTTCTCTTTTTGGATAATTCCATTGACTATACATACCTACTGTGTACGGTCTCCTAGCGCTAAGTGCTTATGAGCGCAAAAAAAAGAACACACGACAGCCATCGTGTGCCCTTAAAAAATATCAAAACCACGTGCTTATTTTAGCACAGAAAAGGAGAGTTTTCTATGGAAAGAAGAAAACCAAGAAAGAAAATTCCGTTCTTAAAAAGAATGTGGAGAAAATACGGATTTCCTAGAATTCGTAGAACTAGAAAGTATCAAAAATTAAGAATGAAGGTGATGGGGTATGAATAGATTTGAAAAAGGCATCATTATCGTATCTAATTTAATTATTTTAATCAGTTTCATTTCAGGAGTTGTAAGTGGCAATAACTGGAATTCTACAGGAATGAGAGTTCTAAGTGTTGCATCATTAAGCATGAACTTAATTATTCTTGAGTACATGCTAGTTGTTATTAGAAATAAATAAAGGAGAAGAAAATTATGGAAAAGAAAGCATTTATTAAAATTGAAACATTTGACGGAGGGGTTCACATTTCAAACGGTGGTAGTAATTATCAAGTGCTATTGATGATGTCACTCTTGATTGACGCTTTCCAAAAAGGCCAATTAACAAATGAGGATGATCCCAAGAACGATACGTTCAAACAGATTGTTGAGTTTATTTGGAAGAGACCAAAAGACGCATCAAGAGCACTTATCAAAATTATCGGCATTGATAGTGATTTGGATTCTTTATTTGAAGGATTCAAGTGTGAAAAGGAGACTAACTAAATGGATAAGATTAAAATCAATTCTCTTGAATTAGAAAACGTCAAGAGAATTAAGGCAGTACAGATTGAACCATCTGAAAACGGTTTGACCATCATTGGTGGCAATAATAATAACGGAAAGACTTCTGTGTTAGATGCCATTACTTGGTGCTTAGGTGGCAATAAATACAAGCCATCAAAACCAACTAGAGAAGGAAGTTATGTTCCAGCATCACTAAAAGTTACATTAAGTAATGGTATTGTGGTTGAAAGAAAAGGTAAGAACTCAGCCTTGAAAGTCACTGATCCAACAGGAATGAAAGCAGGTCAGAGCCTATTAGATTCATTTATTAGTGAGTTGGCTTTGAACCTTCCAAAGTTTATGAATAGTTCAGAAAAAGAAAAAGCTGACACATTACTTCATATTATCGGAATTGGTGATGAGTTAACAAAGTTAGATTTAAAAGAAAAGGCAGTTTACAATGATCGCTTAGCAATCGGAAGAATCGCTGATCAGAAATTCAAACATGCTAAAGAGATGATTCATTATGACAATGTGCCAGATAAGATTGTTTCAGCTTCCGAATTAATCGCTAAGCAGCAAGAAATGCTAGCAATTAATGGAAGTAATGAAAGAAAAAGAGCGTATCTTGCTGAATGTAAATCTAAGTCAAAAGCCATTGAAGAAAAGATGAACGATTTAGATAAGCAGTTAAAAGCACTTAATGAAGAATATTTGAAAGTCATTAAAGAAAGAGACAAGGCAACTGTTGAAGTATCTAGTCTAGTAGATAATCCTACAGATGAAATTGAAAGAAGCATCAAGGAGATTGATGACACTAATATTAAGGTTCGCACGAACCTAGAAAAGAAAAAAGCAGAGCAAGAAGCCAATGACCTCAAAAAGGAATATGCTTCTAAGTCTCAGGAATTAGAAGACATCAGAAAAGAAAAGGCTAGCTTATTAAATAACGCTGATCTTCCTCTTGAGGGTTTAGGAATTGAAGATGGAAAAATTACTTATCTAGGTCAAGAATGGGATAACATGAGCGGTTCACAGCAGCTAAAAGTGGCTACTGCTATCTGCAGAAAAATCAATCCTAACTGTGGATTCATTCTATTAGATAAATTGGAGCAGATGGACATGAACACTCTTACAGAGTTTGGAACTTGGCTAAAGTCCGAAGGCTTACAGGCTATTGCTACACGAGTAAGTACAGGTGACGAGTGTTCAATCATTATTGAAGATGGCTATGTTGCCAAAAATAATTTAGAAAAAGAAAAGAAAGAAGAAGCAAAAGAAGAAGCAAAAACAGTTGCTAATTCTTGGGAAGGAGTGAAATGGTAATGAATTTTGAGATTACAAAAGGAAAAATTAAAAAGCCTTATAAAGTAGTTGTATACGGCCCTGAAGGAATTGGGAAGTCAACCTTTGCTTCTCATTTCCCTGACCCTCTATTTATTGATACGGAAGGTTCTACTAGATCATTAGATATCAAGAGACTTCCTAAGCCAACATCTTATGAAATGCTCAAACAGGAGGTTGATTACATCATTCAGAATAATACATCTATCTGTAGAACATTAGTCATTGATTCGATTGACTGGGGAGAATCTTTAATCGTTCAAGACATATGCAATAAATATCAAAAGAAAGGCATTGAAGATTTTGGTTACGGAAACGGCTACGTCTACACAAAAGAAGAGGTCGGAAGACTTCTCAATAGATTAGAAAATGTAATTGACAGTGGAGTGAATGTCGTGCTGACTGCACACGCTCAGATTAGAAAGTTTGAAAAACCAGATGAAAGTGGTGCTTTTGACAGATATGAGTTGAAGCTAGGAAAGAAGACCGCTTCACAGACTGCACCTCTTGTAAAAGAATGGGCAGATATGGTTCTATTTGCGAATTATCAGACTTTTGTCTCAAAAGATGAAAAAGGCAAAACAAAAGTATCAGGAAACAGAAGAGTAATGTATACAGTTCATAACGCTTGTTGGGATGCCAAAAACAGAGATGATCTTCCAGAAATGTGCGACTTTGATTATAAAGTCATTAAGCCAATCATTGAAGAACCATTGAATAATGTTTCTAGCGCTCCTGTGAACGAAAAACCACAAACACAAGTGAATGTACCTGCTGAGCCAAAAGAGCCACAGATTAAAGAAAATAAGCCTGTGAGTGCTATTGATTTTGGCTCTGAAGAATATCAGAAGATTCCTTCTAAAGTAAGAGACTTGATGAAGTGTGACAGTATCTCAATTGAGAAATTGAAGGAAGTCATCTTCTTAAAGGGATTCTTCCCAAAAGATACTCCAATCGAAAATATGCCTAATGACTTCTGGGAATTCATTGCTAGCAATTGGAGCAATCTAAAAGACTTTATTATAGAATCAGAAATTCAATTTTAAAAGGAGATTAAGAAATGGATAACAATTTTAATAACTATAACCAAAATAACTACAATCAGAATGGATTCAATCAAAACGGATTTAACCAAGCACCTCAAAATGATGGGGCCATGGGCTGGGATGATGAAATTACAGCCGAATCCAAGGAATACACATTATTGCCTGTTGGAAATTATCAATTCATCATTAAAGATAATTTTGTAAGATCTAAAACTTCAGGTAATGGAAAACTTCCTGTGTGTAATAAGGCTGACATCACTTTGACAATCAACTATGAAGGAAAAGAGGTAAAAGTGATCACTTCATTAATTCTTCATAAATCACTTGAATGGAAGATTTCTCAATTCTTTGAATGTATCGGGATGAAGCAGAAAGGAGTTCCGTTCCGTCCTGATTGGAACGGTATCGTTGGAAAAACAGGAACGGTCAAAATTTCTCATAGAGAATACAATGGTTCTATCTACAATAATGTAAAAGAATTCGTGATCAGTGATACTCCAGCACCTTCTCAGCCACAGGCTTGGGGAAACAATAGCTGGAAATAATGAAGCTAAGAGATTATCAACAAAAGGCTCATGATGCCATCTTTAACGAGTGGGAAGAGAAGGGAACTCAAAGAACCCTTCTCGTTCTTCCTACTGGCTGTGGAAAAACAATAGTGTTCGCAAAAGTGGCTGAGGACTGTGTTAAAAAAGGAGATAAAGTTCTTATTTTGGCACATAGAGGCGAACTGCTAGAACAGGCATCTGACAAAATTAAGAAAGTGACAGGACTTGGCTGTGCAGTCGAAAAAGCTGAACAGACCTGTATTGGCAAATGGTTTCGAATCGTTACTGGAAGTGTTCAGACATTACAAAACGATAAAAGATTGTCTAAATTTTCAAGAAATTATTTTGACACAATAATCATTGATGAAGCCCATCACGTTTTAAGTAATGGGTATCAGAAAGTGCTGGAATATTTCAATAGCGCAAAAGTACTTGGAGTAACTGCTACTCCTGATAGAGGAGACATGAAGAACTTAGGCTCTTACTTTCAGACATTGGCATATGAATATACTTTACCAGAAGCAATTAAAAGTGGTTATTTAGTTCCAATTAAGGCATTGACTATACCACTGACTTTGGATTTATCGAGCGTTTCAATGAGCGCTGGAGATTTCAAGGCAAGTGATATTAGTAGCGCACTAGATCCGTATCTTGAAGGTATTGCCAGTGAGATGGAAAAGTACTGCAAGAATAGAAAAACAGTTGTTTTTCTTCCGCTGATTTCAACATCTCAAAAGTTTGTTGAAATTTTAAATAAGCATGGTTTTAAAGCTACTGAAGTAAATGGAAATTCCAAAGATAGAAATGAGATCACAAAAGACTTTGCGGAAAATAAATACAATGTTCTTTGTAACTCTATGTTATTAACAGAGGGTTGGGATTGTCCTGATGTGGATTGTGTCATTGTATTAAGGCCAACAAAAGTAAGAAGTCTCTATTCTCAGATGGTTGGAAGAGGTACAAGATTATCACCTCAAACAGGAAAGAAAGATTTACTTTTACTGGATTTTCTTTGGCATAGCGAAAGACATGAACTATGTCATCCAGCCTCACTTATCTGTAATAGTGATGAAGTTGCTAGAAAAATGACCAAGAAGTTAGAAGACAGTGCAGGAATTGAAATGGATATTCAAGAGGCCGAAGAAGAAGCCTTGAAGGATGTCCAAGAAGAAAGAGAAAAAGCACTTGCTGATCAGCTAGAAGAAATGAGAAAACGCAAGAAGAAGCTAGTGGACCCTTTGCAGTACGCAATGAGTATACAGGCTGAAGACTTGCAGAATTACGTTCCTTCTTTTGGCTGGGAGTGCGCTCCAGCAAATGAAAAGCAGTTGAAATATTTAGAAGCACATGGAATTGAGTCTAATGAAGTTCCTAACGCTGGATATGCTTCAATGCTGATTGACAGATTGAAGTTAAGAAGTAAAGAGGGACTAGCCACTCCAAAACAAGTGAGATTCCTCGAAAGAAAAGGATTTAGAAATGTTGGAACTTGGAAGTTCAAAGATGCTAGTTCAATGATTTCTAGAATTTCGACAAATAACTGGAGACTTCCAAAAGGAATACAAGCTTCTACTTATAAACCAGAAGGAGTTGAATAACAATGAAACAATACAATCTATTAGAGTTACTTGACTATATCAACCCTTCAGAACTGTCTTATCAGGAATGGACTAATGTTGGAATGGCCCTCAAACATGAGGGTTATGAAGCGAGTGATTGGGATTCCTGGAGTGCTCAAGACTCTGAAAGATATAAAAGAGGAGAGTGCTTCACTAAATGGAATTCATTCAATGAAGAAGCTGGTGCTATTGTGACCGGCGGAACAGTATTTGAATATGCTAAAAGAGGTGGTTTCGTTCCTCCAAAAAAAATAGATCCTAATGAGGGCGTTCTTGATTGGGAAGATGAAATTGGCAATATCATAGACAAGGACTCTATAGATAGTATTGAGTTACATGAGCCTAGTGATTCGAATTGGAATCCAGCTAATGAATTAATTAGATATTTAACTACTCTATTCGATACAGATGAATATGTTGGCTTCGTGGTTTCCTCGATAGAAAACGAAAAAGGAAAATTCATTCCTGGAAATCGCGGAAACTTTAGAATGACAGCAGGGCAGATTGTTGAAGGGCTTCATTCATGCAATGGTGACATTGGAGCAGTGATTGGAGACTACAATCAAGCAGCAGGTGCATGGATTCGTTTCAATCCATTAAATGGCGAAGGTGTTAGAAATACTGATATAGCATCATTCAAATACGCTCTTGTAGAATCTGATAGTCTAGACATTGGCAAGCAGTTGTCTATTATCCATCAGTTAGAACTGCCTGTTGCTGCAGTCGTATACAGTGGTGCTAAATCAATACACGCTATTGTCAAGGTTGATGCCTCAGACAATAAAGAATATAGAGAACGTGTAAGTTATCTGTATAAGATATGCGATAAGAACGGCCTAGAAGTTGACAGTCAGAATAAGAATCCATCACGACTTTCAAGAATGCCTGGATGTGTTCGTGGCGAACATAAGCAGTTCATTATTGAAACCAATACAGGAAAAGAGACATGGTCCGACTGGGTTGAATGGGTCGAGTCAATGAATGATGATTTACCCGACGAAGAAAATTTGGCTGATGTATTGTTTAATCTTCCTGATTATGCAGAAGAATTAATTGAGGGAATCTTAAGACAAGGTCATAAGATGCTATTGGTCGGTCCTTCAAAAAGTGGTAAGTCATTCTCATTAATTGAATTATGTATCGCTATTGCGGAGGGTACTAAATGGATGGGCAGACAATGCAAGCAAGGAGATGTATTATATGTCAATTTCGAATTGGATAGAGCATCATGCCTACACAGATTTAAAGATGTCTATCAGACTTTAGGATTGACCCCCAATAATGCAAATAGAATTTTTATCTGGAACTTGAGAGGGAAGACTCCTGCACTAGATCAGTTAGTACCAAAGCTGATTAGACGAGCAGAAAAGAAAAAATATATCGCTGTAGTAGTTGACCCTATTTATAAAGTCATTACTGGCGACGAAAACAGTGCTAGTGAAATGGCTAAGTTCTGTAATCAGTTTGATAAGATAGCAGATGCGCTTGGTGCTTCAGTAATTTATGCGCATCACCACTCTAAGGGTGCTCAGGGTGGCAAGAAGTCAATGGACCGTGCAAGTGGCTCAGGAGTTTTTGCAAGAGACCCTGACGCGCTGCTAGATATGATTGAGTTAGATATGAATAAAGAAGTCAAGGAACACTTCATTAATGAAGCAAGAGTTGAAGCAATGCATGCTGTACTTGATAAGTATGTGCCTAAATGGAGAACTTACATCTATCAGACAAAGAAAACAGATGATCATGATTTTGAAGCGATGAATGATTACTGTGCTGAAATGCTTGGATTCGAACAGATGAACGAATTACAGTATCTAACAGAATTAAAAGTTGATGCAGCTAAGCATATTACTGCCCTTCAAATATCTGGAACTCTTAGAGAATTCGCTACTTTTGATCCTATCAACTGCTTCTTTAAATATCCTGTTCACTTCTTGGATAATGGCAACTTGCTAAAAGGATGCCGTCCTGAAGGTTCAAAGCAAAAATCTAAATTCGAAAAGATGAACGAGACTAACAAGAAGAAACAGGATGAAAATATTGAATTATTCTTAAATGCTTTTGATCAGTTAAATCACGATGGACAGGTTACTGTAAAAGAACTCGCTGAAAGTGGTCTGATGATGGGAAAGACATATTCAAGTTTAAGTAAGATAATCCCTAGATGGATAAACAAAGGCTCTTTAGAAGGCTTTGAATATTTAAGAGGAACTATCAAAAAGATAGATTCGAACGTGTAACTCGAACGCTATATATATATATATATATTCGAGTTTCACTATTGCTAATTGAAAATACGAATATAGGGGAGTTGTGAAACTCTCTCCTATATGTATTTCCATTATCAAGTAAATAGTGATTTTTGAAAGAATTGAGGTATTAAACAATGCAGTTTTTTATAAAGATGATTCCTCCGACAATTACAGCGCAGGAGCATAGAATCGGAAGATATGGAGTATATAAAAGTACTGAACAGAAACAGGCATACGTTAAATTAAGAGATGCAATCGCACCTTACACTCCTAGTGTTCCGATTGATCGTGCTTGCCAGTTGATTGTTAAATGGTGCTTTCCTTTAAACAAAAGCCACAAAGTAGACGGCGAGTATAAATACACAAAGCCCGACACTGATAATTTAAATAAGATGTTGAAAGACATTTTAGAAGAATTAGGATTCTACACTAATGATTCAAGAGTGGCTTCTGAAGTGATTGAAAAATTTTGGAGCGCCGTTCCAGGGATCTACATCTCATTAGAGGAACTATGAAATACGTATATAAGAAAGTCGATTATTACTCCATGCAGCAGTTAATGGATTTAATCGAACAGTTAAAAAATGAATATCAAGTTATAGGATATGAGGCATATGCACAAGAACAGTATGCAGTATTGACTTTATATCCTAAGAAAGAGGAGAAAAACAAATGGAAAAATTATATCTGGTAAAATTAGGAAAATTATATGTAACTAATACATCAAGTGATTCAGTCAATTTAAAGGAAAGTGCAGAAAAGGCAAAAGTGTTCACTGATGAGTTAGAAGCTGAAACCTTGGCTAATATTCTAGGTGCTCAGTTGATCACATTTGTATTGGAGGGCTAGAAATGTTTAAAGAAATAGGAAGAGTAGTGGAATTGTTAAAATATCCACAAAGCATAATTTTAGGATTGGATAAAGTAGCACATATTAATAGTGATGACCTAACTCTCACTATTACATCAGAAGAGTGTGCTGAACTAATCCAATCTATTACAAAAGTAAAAAGATATGGATTTCATGATGAATATGAAGAAAATTTGCACGAAGAAGTGGCTGATGTGCTTATCTGTATTGCTGAGTTAGTATGCTTAGGCTACTTAGATATTGATGAAGTCAGAGACTACCAAAAATTGAAGATCAACAGAGAGATAGAACGAGCAATCCAGAAAGAAGAAGAACTCAGAAAGGAGACAGAAAAGCATGGAACTTGTGAGTAGTCAGAAGCTAGAAGCAGTCGCTGACTTCTTGGCAGATGATGAAGTGTTTGGAATTGCTCCATGCTCACACTTTAATAATTCTCTAACAAGAAATAGAGTTAACGTTCCTTGTGACATCGGAGACTGTGAAGGCGACTGCCCATTCTATTCAAAGAAAAACTTCATAAAATGGATTAAAAAACCAGATAGTATATATGACGTTGAAAGTCTAAAGAAGCCTAAAAAAGATGATTTTCTGTGTTATGACAATGCAAGCGGTAGAATTTGCTTGAATGATGATTACGTGAAAGCATTGGAACAGTACTGCAATGATTTAGAGAACGTTCTTGCAGACACTGAATATGATTTAGAAACTGCTGAATGTCAGAATAGAGAACTAGCTGACAGATTAGAAAAGATTAGAGGTGTTCTTGATGGGAAAGATTGAAGTAGATGAAGAGAAATTGAGACGTTTCATTAATGCGTCTTTATTTACGTGCATGGATTTAAATTATTACTTATTTCATAAAAAGAGCTGTCATAATGAGTGCTGTGACTGTCCTTTGACTACTGTTGAAAGCACTATAGAATGGCTTAGAAAGGAAGATCAACATTGACCACAAAAAAAATAAAAGAAATCACATATTCTTCTGAGTTTGTGAACGAATTAGAAAGCAAGATAGAATATTTAAAAGAAGAAAATGCATTAATCAAACGTAGATATACAGTTTTAGAATGTCAAAATCATTATCTTGAGTTATATAAGGAAGCGTTAAACCTAGCAATCACAAACGCTATTATTTTTGGTGGCTATGATTTTTGGGAAAGAGCTGCAATAGGATATGGCGTGCAAGAATTTTATAACAAGTGCATTCATAGAAACGCACCAAATCTTAATAAAGGTATTGAGGAATTCTATCTTTCGCTAATAGCAAACGCAAAAGCACAAAAGAGTGAGGTAAAAGAAAATGTTAAATGCAGAAAGATTTAAGAAAGAAATATTAGAAAATTCAAATGCTGTTTTTGATTTTTCAATGAGCAAGGATAAGCATACAATTAAGAAATGCCTTGGTGTTTGTGATGATTGTTTCTTTCACGAAGCAGGAGATCACTGCTCGAATATTAAAGTTAAGTGGCTCTTATCAGAGTACAAAGAGCCTATCAAATTAACTAGATTTGAGCATGATGTTTTAAAACATCTTCTTGAAAAGACACAATATAGATTTATTGTACGTGAAAAAAGCGACAGTATTTACATTTACAAAAGAAAGCCCAAGAAAGGATTAGGTGCTTGGGATATTAGCACAGGGATGCAAAACCTTAATATATTTGTTAATTTATTCCCATTTATCAAATGGGAAGACTCAGAACCTACATCAATTCAAGATGTTTTAGATAAATGTGAGGTGGTTGAGAGTGATTTATAAAGAAATATTAGATATGGTAGCAGATGCAGCATATAACAAATTCATTCACGGCCTTGATTATGACGGATTGAAAAGTACGATTGTCGAATGTGCAACCAAAATTTACATTGCACAGATGCAGCTTGAAAAAGAGAAGCTGCAAGAAGAATATGATGATCTTTATGAAGGGCATGACAAACTTTCTTATGATTGGGCACAATTAAAGAAAGAAAATAGAGAACTTAACAAAAAATACAATGAACTTCTTGAAGATTTTAACAGAATTAACAGCGAACCTCTTCTAAGAAAAATGACTATTGCTGAACTGAAGGAAAGGGGATTTTTAAGAAATGAGAGTAAATGAAGTGTTGACAAGAGTTGATGAAGATGAACTCTTTGACATTAGATGTAAAAGTTGGAATTTTTGTATACAAGGCACAAAATGGGAAATCACTCATAGCGACACATTCATGGATAACCATTTTGGAGATATGTTAGTAACTCATATTGAAGTAAATGATTTGCCAAGAGGTCACGCAATCACGCTGTTGGTTGATTAAGAAGGAGTTCATAAGATGATATTTGTGTTCATTACGTTCATGATCATTCTTTGGATGATTATGATGTCTGGTTAAAGGAGATTGGATATGATGATTTGGATTATAATAATAGCAGCAGTGCTTATTTGGATCTTGATGAAAAGAATATCTATAGGTTTGGTATGGGGCTGAACTCGTCTGGATTAAAAGACACGAATGCAACCACTAATATAGCAATTAAGGCTCTTTATTCATTGCTAGATTTAAAATGCTCCAAGCTAGAAATAAAATTAAAGCAGTTTATGCGAAAAATCCTCAAAGCAGTTTTAAAAGATATCAACGAACGTGAAGGGACAGATTATCAATCTAAACAGGTATACTTTAAGTTTATTCATAAGATTATGTCTAATGAGCAGGAACTAGCACAAACTAAATTGATTGAAGCACAAGCTAAGGAGACTTTTATTAACATCATGATCACTCTTTTTGACTATCTTCCTAGTGAAACAATTATTAAAGAAATATGTGCTTATTTGGACATTGATTATGAAGAAATCAAAGATAAACTCCCAAAGCCAAAAGAAGCATATGAGCAAGTAGACAATGCGACTGATACATTAAACAATGTGGTGCCAGATGAATAAGCGACAGCTAGAAGTTGAAAAAGCCAAACTGCGAGAAGAGAAGAAGCTTCTGAAGGAATTAAAAAAGATATATGAAGATGCAACTAAAGAAGTAGAACAGAAAATAAGGATTTCAAACGGTAAGATTGATTTACTTCTTTCTGTCTATGATGAATTAGATGATAAGCAGAAATCATTGCTTCAATCTCAGATATATCAGAAGAAGTTTCAAGAGAATCTCAAAAAGCAGTTAGATGAACTGATTGGGAATTTAAACGCTGATTCTTATGACAGTATTACAAGATATCTAACAGATTCCTATTACACAGGATATATCGGAACTATGTACGATATTCAAGGCCAAGGCATTCCGTTAATTACTCCTATCAATGAGAAACAAGTCACAAGGGCTATGACATTAAATACTAAATTGAGTGTACCACTGTATACTAGAATGGGTATTGATGTTGGAGTTCTCAAAAAACAGATTGCAAAGCATATCTCAAGAGGTATAGCCACATCTTCATCATATGCACATATTGCTAGAAACATAGATGGAGCGTCTAATATTGGTTTTAATAAAGCAATGAGGATTGCTAGAACAGAAGGACATAGAATCCAGGTTCTTAGTGCCAATGACGCACAGCATGCAGCAAAAGCCAAAGGCTGCGAAGTAGTCAAACAATGGGATGCTACACTAGACGGAAGAACTAGACCAATGCACAGACTTCTTGATGGGAAGCTTGCAGAAATAGACGAGCCTTTTGTGGTAGATGATATAGAAGTTATGTATCCTGGAGGCTTTGGGATTGCTTCACAGGATGTAAACTGCAGATGTGCGCTCCTTCAGCGTGCTAGATGGGCTTTAGATGCTGATGAACTCAAGACACTGAAAGAAAGAGCCGAGTATTATGGGCTTGATAAAACAGAAGATTTTGAAGATTACAAAAGAAAGTATTTAAATCCATTTAAATATTCGGGAAGTAGAATTATAGAGAAATACAAATATGGAACATTTAAAGAAACAAACGAAGCGATAGAATGGGCAAAAAATTATTATCATGAGATATTGAAAAAATCTACTGATACTGCTAAAATTTCAATAAGAACAGGTTTCAAAAAAGAATTAGTTGATGAAGTAAAAAAATACACTATTGAAAAACATGCATATATTGAAGATGAATTATTCGAATATGATCCGTATATTGCACTTTCTTGGCAGAGATTAGCAGAAGGCACGATTCAACAGTGTGATATTACGATGCTTGAACATGAATTTTATGAATTAACGATGAAACAATTGCATCCTGACTGGAGCCATTTAAAAGCTCATGAAGAAGCACAAAAAGTATTTAATTATCAGAAGGAGGTAAATGAATATTATGGTAATCTTAAAAAATGTAAAAAGAACAGATAATATCATTGAATGTGATTATTTTCCTGAAAACGGTACTTCCTTTGGACATGTTGCCTTGGATATTAACAAACAGGATTTTGTTGAGCCAAAATGTATAATGGCGAACGAAGATGTAAATACTAGATTCTATTATAATCATGCAGCATCAAAATTAATGAAGATATCAAAAACTGACGACTTTAAAAATAATAATTTTAAAAGTGAATACATGGTGGCTTGGTACTAATATATACAAGCGAATTTGATAAAAAGATATTTAAACGGTTCTGAGGAACCGTTTTTATTTTACTCTGAAAGGAGGTATTTAATGTCTGAAGGACTGCGACCGCACAGACACTGTTATTTTGAAGTAGAATCAAGAAGATACTTTGATAAAAACAGAGGCTGTGCAATCAGAAAAACGCACTATGAGTGCATGATATGCGGTCATGAGTTCTATGAAACAGTAGAACTTTCTCATGATCCACCGCAATACAAGAATAAAAACAATGTATTAAATAGAAATAGAAACAGAGGCTAGACGTAGGCTCTTTTTATTTTGCCCTGAACATGGCATTTAAAAGGTTTATAAAATTCATCCGGCATGATGTTAAAAAGGCAAACTTACACTGGCAGACACCAGATATAAAAACAGAGTAAGTAATAGGAGTATTGATATGGATTTTTTAAAAGAGATTTTAGGCGAAACACTTTTTGAACAGGTTTTCAAAGCAATTAATGAATATAACGGTAATGAAGCCAACAAAGATAAACAAGTCAAAATTGGGAATCTTGCAAGCGGTGAGTACGTTGGAAAAGGTAAATATGATGCACTACAAAAAGAATTTGATTCAAGAGGGACAGAATTATTAAATGCTAATAATCTTATCGAAGACCTCAAAAAAACAGGCAAAAATGATAAAGCAATGCAAACTAAAATCGGTGAATATGAAACGGCTGTTGAAAATCTGAAGAAACAGTTAGATGAAGCAAAATTAAAGAGCGCAGTAAAAGTTGCTTTAATGTCTGAAAAGGCAGTTGATGTTGATTATTTAACTTATAAATTAAATGAAAAATTGAAAGAAAAGGGCGAAAGCTTAGAACTTGATGAAAATGAAAATATCAAAGGTTGGGAAAACACAGTGTCAGCATTAAAGACACAGTTCCCAAATATGTTTGAAAATGCTTCAAATGATAATGAAGACGGTTATCAAAGAGTTGGTAATGGGCAGTTAGATCATGGAAAAAATGATGGTTCATATACTAGAAAAGACATTTTAAAAATGCCTTATTCTGAAAGATTGAAAGTATTTAACGAAGAACCTGAAGCATATCAAGAAGCAATGAACACAAAATAAAAAAAGTAAAAGGAGATAAAAAAATGCCAACAGTTACAACAATGAAAGATGTAATCAATCCTCAAGTTATGGGAGATATGATTGAAGCAAAAATTGATGCATTAGCTAAATTAACACCTTATGCGAAAGTTGATACTACTTTAGAAGGAACAGCAGGCGATACAAAGACAGTACCATCATGGAAGTATATCGGAGATGCAGAAGACTTCGATGTTGAAGAAGCATCAAAAACAAATAGTGAAATCAAGACAACAAATTTATCAGCTACTAGCAATACATTCACAATTAAATGTGCTGCTAAATCAGTCGGAATTTTACAGACAGTCATTAATTCCGGATTAGGAAATCCAATTGGTCAGGCCGAAACACAGTTAGCGAAAGCAATCATGGGCAAAGTTGATAATGACTTAGTTGATGCAGGATATACTACTAAGAACATTTACAGTCCATCTACACTAGCGGCTATCTCATACAACGGCATTGTAGATGCAGATGCCATTTTTGAAGATGAAGAAGACGGTATTGAAAAAGTATTATTTATTCATCCTTTACAGCATTCAACTTTAATGAAAGACGAAGATTTCAAGTCAGCGGATAAATTTGGCCAGTCTGTGTTAGTAAAAGGTGCTGTCGGAAAAATTGGAGATTGCTGGGTCAAGAAGTCTAAAAAGATTAAGTACATTGAATATGAAAAAGTGGATAATGGAACAATTACTATTGTAGAAGATGGAACAGCAGAGTCAGCAACTGCAAAGCACTTAAAGACTGTACAAAAAGGTTGTAAAGATGTTCTGAAGATTGGCGATAAAGTAAAAGCACTTGATGCGAAAGATAAGTATTATTTAGATCTTTTATTAAAAATGGAACCTGATTCAGCAGAAACTGAATACACAGAAGAAGAGCTACCAGCATTAACAATTTTCTTAAAGAAAGATACTCAGGTGGATCATGAATGGTTCCCAAAAAAGCAGAAACACGACATTACTGCTACTAAATATTATGGAGTTGCAGTTACAAATGAAGCAAAGGTTTTACTGGCTAAATTCAAAAAATAAGAAAAGAGGTGATTTTCTATGATCATGACAATTGAAGAGTTTAGGCTTTTGAACGATACAGATGAATCTGATGGAATCATCAAGATGAAATTAGAAGCCTTAGAATTGATGATTAGAAAATACACTAATAATAATTTCCAAATGCGCAATTTTAGAACGACCGCCAATATTTCAGACGGTCGTTTTTCTTTTAATGGCCCTCAATTTTTTAAGGTTGGTGACACTGTACAGGTATCTAATTCATCTTTTAATGATGCTCTATATACTGTGACAGAAGCAAATGAGCATGACTTTGTGGTTGACAAGCCTGTCAATAATGAGGCTCGTGTCTTATGTACCAAAGTTGAATATCCTGCCGACATTAAAATGGGTGTTATCAACCTCATGAAATGGGATAAAGAGAATAGAAGCAAGGTTGGAGTACAGTCAGAAACGATTTCTAGACACTCTGTGACCTATTTCAACATGGATGGAGATAATTCCTCTCTTGGTTATCCAAAGTCACTCACAGGCTTTCTAAAACCTTATATGAAAGCAAGGTTCTAACATGATAGGTGGAAACATTACGGCGGTTCTTCTAAAGTGCATCTATTCATTCAATGAAATTGGTGAGCCCATTGAAGATTATGCGGAATCAATCTCTTTGTTTGGCTTCTTAGACTTATCAAGCGGTGATAGTCATTACACTAACTTTAACGCTAAAGTACAGGAATCAACTCATATCTTCATCTGTGATTATAAGGACTTGAAAGGCTATAACGCTGATAACTCAAGATTGATTGTGAATGGTGAAGTCTATGATGTAACTCTCATTGATGATCCAATGGGATTACATCAACATTTAGAAATCTATTTACGATACAAAGGTGCGCAGAATGAGCAAAATACAATTTGAAGATAACTCAATGTTTATCATTGATGAAATTGAGAATGCAGCTTTAAAGTTTTTGGAAGAAGCAAGTGGAGAACTTGAATCACAAGTCAAAAGAAATACAAGAGTTGATACAGGACAGTTGAAAAATTCGTGGGAGCACGTGGTAGACGCTGACAATATGATTGGGATTGTTGGATCAGCAGAAGAAAATGCTATATGGGAAGAATTCGGCACAGGTGAGTATGCTCTTAAAGGAAATGGTCGTAAAACCAAATGGAAGTATAAGCATCCTAAATACGGATGGGTTACCACTACAGGAAAAGCACCATCTAGAGCACTCGAGAAAGCCAAGAACTCCTCTAAGAAGAAGATTCAAGCAAGAGCCGAGGAAATCTTTGGAGATATTGGAAAATGACAACAGAGGGCTTGAATTTTATCTCTAGCATTTTAAAACCACTTGTGAACTATCATTTTCTTTATTACAAGACCGATAAGGTCGAATATCCTTACTGGGTTGGCGAGTACTTAGAAAGTGAATACAGTGCAGAGACCAATTACCAGGAAACCACTTTTATTCTAACAGGTGTAACAAGAGGCAGTTATTTAGAGCTAGAAAAGCAAAAGGAAATTATTAAAAAGGCTCTCAAGGATAAGAGAGCCGTCTTATCAAGCGGAACAGGCATAGCAGTACATTTTGACTATTCAATGCCGATTCGTGTAGACGATATAGAATTACAGAAAATACAGATTAATTTAACTATTCAGGAATGGGAGGTATAAATACATGGCAGATGAAATCATTCCTTCAAGTGGTATTACAGCAAAAACACCTGAAAATATTATGCTAGGTGCTGGAACTATTCACAAAGGCTTGAAATACGAAGGCAATAAATGGAACTTTGTAGAATCATTATTTTGCGCCACTTCAGGTGGTGGATCAGTAACAATTACTCCGGAATTATTAGACTTAGATATTGATGGAGCAACTGTAAAATTTGTTGGTGGTACCCTAAAAGTTGGAGAAACTGCGAAAATGAAGTTTAAAATGGCAGAAATTACTCCTGACTTTATTAAGAAATCTATTTTTGCTAAAGAAGCAGCAGACGCTGGAAAGACAGGATATACAGAATTAGTATCTAAACCGCAGATTGAAACAGGCGATTATTATGAAAATCTAGCGTATGTCGGAAAGAAGATTGATGGAACTCCAATCATTGTTATTTTTGATAAAGCTTTATGCACATCAGGACTTTCTATTGAAGGCGAAAATAAAAAGATGGTAGTACCTGAAGCAGAATTTGAATGTTATGCGGAATTAGAGCAATCTGATAAGAATGTACTACCTTATCACATTTATTACCCTAATGCGGTAGCTGCATAACCATTATTAAGAATTGAAAGGAGTTATTTATGGAATATAAATTAAGAAAATTAAAAGCAACAGATGCATTTTTAATCATTAAACTAATTAATAAGTTTGGCATCATGGAATTTAAGAAATGCTTTAATGCAAACGAGATTGCTAAACTAGCAGAAAATAAGGAAGGACTATCAAAAGAGGAACTAACTGAAAAAGTTGGTTTCAATATCATTCTTTCTTGCTGTGCGGTTATTTTTGAAAACATCGGAAAGTGTGAAAATGAAGTTTTTGAATTCTTATCAGCTGTAAGTAATCTAAATAGAAAGCAGGTTGAATGCTTATCACTTGCAGAACTTGCACAGATGATTATTGAAATCTTTCAAAAAGATGAATTCAAAGATTTTTACAAGGTTGTTTCTGGATTGCTGAAATAGGAGAAGTCGGCTTCATGGATTTGGTTTATAAGAGGTATTCCAACCCCATGGAACTGATTGATAACATGATCTCTTTTTCTAATTTTTCAGAGTTCATTTCTGAACTTGCTGACAATGTGTCAGACGAGAAGTTATACGACATTTGGAAATCAAAAGTTTATGACAAGTCATTTGCTGACTTTAAAAATGAAATGATGGCTAAATGGAAGAAAAACACAGGAATTGAAACATCTGAAACTATGACAGATGAAGAGATGGAAACAACTATAAATGACTCCTATGAAATTCTTAACAGTTTCAATCCTAATCTTTAAGAAAAAAGAGAGGGGGAAATAAATGTTAGAATTATTTAAACTCTTTGGTATTATCGGACTGAAAGGCGTTGATAAGACAAAGAAAGATTTAAAAGACACTACTAACACAGCAAAAGACGAATCAAGCAAGCTTGAAAAGCATGTCAACAAAATAGGAGAACTCGCTCCTAAGATTGGAAAATTAGCGGTTAAGGGAGTTGCTGCAGCAGGTGCTGCAATAGGTACTATTACTAAGTTCGCTGTATCTTCTTATTCGGAGTATGAGCAGTTAGCCGGTGGTGTCGAAACCTTATTCGGTGCTCAAGGCATGAGCCTAAAGAAGTACGCTAAATCAATCGGCGAGACTGTCGGACAAGCAAAAGGAAAATATGATCAGTTAATACAGGCGCAGACAGAAGTCATGAATAATGCGAAAATTGCATATAAGACAGCTGGAATGAGTGCGAATGATTATATGAACACCATTACTTCTTTTGCTGCAGCATTAAAGCAATCAACAGCCAATGAGACAGAAGCGGCTAAGGTTGCTAATATGGCTGTTATTGATATGGCTGATAATGCGAATAAGATGGGTACCAACATGGAAGATATCCAAAACGCTTATCAGGGGTTCTCAAAGCAGAACTACACAATGTTGGATAATTTAAAATTGGGATACGGTGGTACTAAGTCAGAAATGGAGCGACTTTTACAAGACGCTGAAAAACTGACAGGTATACATTATGATATTAATAATTTAAGTGATGTATACAAAGCAATTAACGCTATTCAAGGCAAACTCGGAATAACTGGTACTACTGGCGAAGAAGCGATGAAAACCATTGACGGCGCTATGAAGATGACTAAAGCGTCATGGGATAACCTTTTAACAGGTTTAGCAGACCCTAAACAGGCAGTCGGACCGCTTATCAGTGAGTTCACTACCAGCTTAGGAACTCTCGCTAAAAACGTGACTCCAAAAATCAAGAAAGTATTTAATGCACTTCCTAGTGCGTTGATACAGATAACACCGCAATTAATGAATATGATCATTGATTTAGCGCCTTCTTTAATCCTTGCAGCTATTAATTTAGTGGCTGGTCTAATTGGCGCATTGCCTGGTGTTATCGCTCCTATTTTTAACGCATTACTTAATCTAGTAACTAATGAGCTACCTAAAGCAATCGAACGCTTTGGAGGCATTGTCGATGGATTCAGCAATAAAATAGCGGATGGAACACCGGGCATTGTATCAAAAGGCATGAGCATGATTGTTCAGCTAGTGAATGGTATTGTTTCTCAATTGCCTGCCTTAGTTTCGATGTTTGGGAAAATAATTGACGGCTTAGGACAGGCATTATCCAATAATATGCCTGCTATCATGTCTAAAGGATTAGACATTTTATTAGCATTATCACAAGGCATATTAAATAACTTGCCTACACTTGTAGGCATTGGCATGAAATTAATCTTTTATCTCGTACAAGGATTAATGAGTTCACTCCCTAGTTTAATATCTAAAGTGCCTACTATCATAGCAAATCTAGCAGATGCATTTTCTAACAGTGCTCAGACTATTTTTGTGTGGGGTGTGAAAATCATCGCCGAAATCATTAAAGGCCTTGTAATGGCTATTCCTTCGCTGATTGCCAACATCCCTAAAATTATCTATGCCATTTTTGCTGTGTGGAACGCTATCAATTGGTGGAACTTAGGAAAAGGCCTTATTAGTGGAATCGCTAAAGGTATCAGTGGTATGGGTGGCTCGCTTGTCAACACGGCGAAGAACCTATTTAACAGTCTAAAAAGCCACGTATCAAACATTTTCAACAACATTAAGAATGTAATTCAAAGTCCTATGTTTGATGCCAAGACGAAAGTATTATGGATTGTAAAAGAATTACAAAATGGTGTGAAAGTTGCTTTTAACTTCATTAAGTCACATGCCTCAAGTGTATGGAATGGTATCAAGAGTGCTATCATGTCTCCAATGAGTGCTGCTGCTAATTTTGTGAAAGCCATCATAAGCAAAATTAAAGGATTCTTTAATTTTAAAATATCATGGCCTCATATTCCGTTACCTCATTTTAATATCAAACCTAACGGCTGGAACGTTGGGGATTTATTAAAGGGGAAAATCCCATCACTAGGCATTAAATGGTACGCTCAGGCAATGGATAACCCAATGATTTTGGACGCTCCAACAATTTTTGGAATGTCTAATGGTCAAATGTTAGGCGCTGGAGAAGCAGGTGCTGAAGTTGTGGCCGGAAGAGATACATTAATGAAGATGATTAATCAGGCATCTAACAATAGGGCTGATGAAATCCTAGACGCATTGCATAGAATCATTGCCTTATTAAGTGATGAAGATAGAATGCACGATATTATTGTAAAAGCTTTAAATGACGGCTCTTTCGTTGTTATGTTAGATGGCAGAGAAGTAGGAAGGATAGTGAGAAAATATGCTGGATAAAATTAAACATACAAATTCAAACAATGAAACACTAGACTTTACTTCTCTTGGTATCTTTGCAAATTATAGTGATTTACGTGATTTTGAGTGGAGCGTTAAAACGAATAACAATAGGATTACAGGATTTTATAAAGGGGTTGTCACTAAGACAATTCCTTTTGTTTTCCTTGTTGATCAGCAGAAAGCCAATGAGATTAAAAACCAATTTTATGAGCATTTTGAAATAGACATACTTAAAAAAGAAAAAGGATATTTCGAAATCAATGGTTATAAATATTATTGCTATGCAATCAAGTCCACTAAAAGCAAATATCTAATTGATAAAAGGCTTTTATACTTAAGTGTTGAAATCACTACAGATGACTCTTACTGGATAAGAGAGACATCCTACATTGTTGATTTCAGTTCCAGCAGTTCGAGAACTGTTACAAAGTATCCTTTTGCGTATCCTTTTACGTATTCAGTTCCCAAAACAGTAAATGTTGTAAATGATTCATTTACTGATACGGACATGATTATGCGAATATATGGAAGATGTACGAACCCTATAATCAATATCAGTGACAATACTTATCAGTTATATGTGACCTTGAACGCTGAAGAATATGCAGAGATTGACACGTTCAAGAAGACTATCACAAAATATTCTTCTAATGGAGTGCAGTCTAACATTTTTAATGCGCGTAACAAGTCATATGATGCTTTTAAGAAGATACCTCAAGGCTCATTTGACATAACTACAGTTGGAGTTGAAAAAGTTGACATAGTCTTGATTGAAAGAAGAGGTGAGCCTAGATGGGATTAGAGTATATCTATACGGATAGTAATTACAACGAGTTAGGATATCTCACTCATTTCGATGCTGATGTCGAGATAGGAAAATACGATGTATCTAAGAATGATTTTGAATTAACTTTGTCACTAGAAGATAGAGACCCACTGTTTACAATTGGGTCCCTTTTTTATAAAGAAAATACTGAAATTGGTGGAGTAATCCAGCGATTAAAGATTAATACATCAGACAATACCATCACGATGATAGGCCCTACATTTAGGGGATTGCTTGAAAAGGAGTTTGTGCAGCCTCCAGCAGGAAGCGCATATTTGAATCTAAATGCTGAAGCTAATACATGCATCAATACTCTTATTAGTGACAGATTCAATGATTTCTATACTGTCGATAATGTGGGCGCTAGTAATATCAATATTAAATATGATGTTAGAGATATTAATCTCTTACAAGCGCTAGAAAAGTCACTAGATGCGAGTAATGCGAGATTGTGTATTAGGCATCGTGTTGATGGGAAAATCCATCTATATGCCGAAAAAATCAACGATTTAAGCGACACGCTACAGTATGACAATGACTATCAGATAGATATGACAGTAAAGACCGAATCTAAGCCATATAATCATATTTTATGTCTGGGAAAAGGTGAACTCCTGAATAGATTAAGAATTAACTTGTATTTACAGTCTGATGGATCATGGTCAGAATCCAATGAGACTTATGCAGGGCTCAACAGGAAGACATACAAACATGAGGATGTAAATGTTGAAAAACGTGATGAATTAATCAAGAATGCGACCGAGAAGGTAGCAGAAGCAAACGAGAGCGATACGCTGGAAATCTCTTTTGATGCAGATGATGCAGAACTCTTTGATATTGTCGGAGCAAAAGAAAATATTACAGGCATATCTTTTAAAGAGCCTATAACTCAAAAAATAATCAAGATTAGTGATGATGATATTTCAATTTCTTACAAGGTAGGTGATGCGAAGTGATAAAGAACATTAATATTACAGATGCTGAAGTCAGTGCAGAACTACATGGCTATATGTATCTAGCGTTATATGACTTTCAGGGCATTTTACACGCAGGAAGCAGAATGACGGCTGAAATTGTTTCCAACAATGAAATCAAGATTAATGACGGCATCCTGTGCAACTATGGCCGTTTTATGAGAATCGTTGGGAGCGAAACGGTACGCATTGAAAATGGTACAAGTGGAGTGAAGAGAACTGACTTGATTGTAGCAAGATTTACAACCACAGGCACAAAAGAGACTCATACTCTTACAGTTATTAAAGGCCCGGCAGGTGGAGCAGAACCATCATACAATCAGACCGACATATACAGCGGTACAGGTACAAGAGACTTAGTATTATATGCTGTGCATCTAGATGGTTTAAATATCACATCTGTTGAGCGTAAATGTCAGGAATACATGAGTATGAGAGAACTGATAGAAGCTGTCTCTAATCAGCAGGCTGCTATCACTGCAAATCAGAATAAATTGAAATGGTCTAATTGGATATCGTGCGGAGTAAATGCTTGCGGTGTCAAGTTGCAATACAGATATAACGAAGGCGCAAAAATTGTTGAACTAAATTGGGATGGACTGATAAATGCTACAATTGGCGGGAATACTATGGGGTACATGTGGACGGGATTTCCTGCTGATAAAAAACCAAAAGGCAACATTTTCATCCCTGTACCGAGCGCATCGAATAATCTGACTATCAGATATTATCCAAAAACTAACGATATAACAGCAGGCAATTTCACTTTAACTGCGCTTAAAAATATAACATATGATGATTATGTGTGTGGGACATTTATTTACTCATATGCTTAAAAGAGGTGATTAAATGGACAATGAAAATATCATCTATGTAGATGCTGATACAAGAGAGGCAGTGCTACATAGTAATTTCAAAATTGGGGTCGTAAACGATGACTCCTGTCATACTCTTACATTTCGAATCAATAAGGCTTCTGATATTGATTTAACTGACTTGACATTTTACGTGAATACTACATCATCGCGTGGAAATGGCGACAAGCTAGACTGTACAAAGGAAGAGGATGACTCATACATCTTTGTGAAGTGCCTACTAAAAGGAACACTGTTCGAGGCAAAGGGAAAAGCTACGATCAACCTTTGTGGACGCAAATATGACAGTAATAACACCATCATCAAAAAGTGGGGGTCTGAAGATATTACTGTCCTTGTCGGCAGTCATACAGATGCAGATAAAGCAATTGAGGAACGTTATCCATCAGTTTTAGAAGACCTTAAATCTAAGATTAATAATCTAAATATCACTGACGAACAGTTAAATGTGATTGCCACAAAAGTAGCAGCTAAAGGATTTTACACCAAGAGCGAAGTTGATGGCTTGATTGCTAGAATTGCTGTGCCTACTAAGTTATCGCAACTTACAGATGACACAACCCATAGAACTGTATCAGACACCGAAAAACAGAAATGGAACAATAAGAGTGATTTCAACGGCTCTTATAATTCACTTACTGATAAGCCTATCATCCCTACTAAACTGTCTCAATTGGCTGAAGACGATAGTCACATGACTGTCACAAAGGCTCAAAGAGATAAGATTGATAATTTTTTAAGTGGTTCTGGTGGTACATCTATCACTGTAGATAATGCATTAAGTGCTACTAGTGTCAATCCTGTACAGAATAAGGTTGTTAAGGCTGAACTCGATAAAAAAGCCAACACTACTGACTTAGGAGTTAAAAAAGTAACTCATACGGCTAGTGATACAAACGTCACTATAAATAGTGGGGAGTATCATGTATTCCCTACTATGGCGAGTCTAACCATCACACCAGGAACAGTTGGAACTGACCACATGTTTATTTGTGGATTCGAATTTACGAGTGGTTCTACTCCTACAGCGCTGACTTTAAAAGGATGCACATTATCTAACAGTGATGATGTCACAACAGGCACTTATGAGGTAAACATACTTGGTAATAGTGCGATTGTGAGGTTGAGATAATATGGATTTGATAAACGAACGAATGATGTTGACAAAGAAAGCGAGTGATGCAGACATGGGTACGTGGGAAACGATATTAGATTACACTGTATCTGAAGAACTGGCAGTAACAGACACATATCATGATGTAATGGATGTTGATGCTACATTTTTTCAAAAGATGCAGAACGCCAAGAAAATTATTTTTGTTGAAGAATTTAAGGCGCCATCAGTGGAAACGCAAGATGGTTTAGGTGATATTAAAATAAGTCTACGCGCAAGCCAAGGATGGGATCCATTGCTTATTTTAAATGGTAATTATTTGCCAAATCTAGTAAGTGGTTACGCAAGCGAAGCAACGTGCTACAAAGAGATTGATTTGACATCTATATGTGAGTTAGGACATGACCCATTATTAGGGGTATACGCACCTATGATACACAGTGTGAAAAATCTAGCATTCAAGAAAATAGATGAGTGTTTTTCTTACGCTAATCAATACAATGGCAATACAACTTTAAGAATAATTAACAAAAAAGTACCTGTAGGAAAAGGCTCAAGAATCAGAGTCTTGATCATGTCATAAGTGAGGTGTTAACTATGCCTAACTACAACGGGGGGGTGCAAATAGCCTCCTAGAGAGAAGATTTTTCTTATTTAAGAAAGAAGAGGTTGACAATGATATGTTTGATTTAGTTGATACAGTAGAGGGTGTTAATAATTACGGCAAAATCAAGGTTTCTTTTACGGCACAGGATAATTCTTTTTATCTTGTAATACCGTCAGATAACTATGAGGATATCATGTTTGCTGTAAATATCATTAATGCAAAATACGCTTTTATGGCAATGAGTAATAAGACAACTGCTGGAGCGTTATGCGAAACAAATTACGGATTATCAAATAACACTGTTGTAATTGATAAAGCAATTGCAACAGGCAAATATGAGCCAATGTCTTTTAACATTTATAAAATGAAATAGAGGTGATTATATGCTTTATAAATTACAAGACGGCATTTTAACAAAAGCGCCTAAGAGCGTTGTTATTGATGGCACTACTTACATCAATAACACAGAAGTACTCAAGCAGTTAGGATATAAGGAGTTAGTACATGATACTACTGTAGTGGCGGACTCTTATGTGTCTAATACTACTTACACTGAGGACGATACTCATATTTATGAACACTATACTTGGTCTAAGTATGAAAACGTTGAGACTCCCCAGGAACCAACGATTGAGGAAAGACTTACTGAAACAGAAAGCAATGTGACAGAGTTACAGCTTGCTTTATGTGATATTTATGAGGGGATGAATAACAATGGATAAGATATACGCCGATTTAATAGAAAAAGGTTTAAAAACTATTGAGAACGTGCCCTTACGAATTCGTGAAAGGGTCAAACAGGAATTAATAAGAAGAGGTCGAGAAGACCTCGCAGAAAAGGAAGGTAAATAATTATGGATTTTACACAATTAACACAATATTTTGTTTTAGTCGTTATAGTAGCATGCTTAGTTGTTGGCTACATCATCAAGACATCTTTTGATAAGGTGCCAAATAAGTACATTCCAACTATTTTGGCAGTTATTGGGGCTATTCTCAATATGATTGTGAGTGGTATGTCCGTTGAGTCTGTGGTTTATGGTGCTTTAATGGGATTAGCATCTACAGGATTACATCAGGCATTTACACGATTTGTGGAAGGTGAGAAAGAAGGGGTTTAAATGACAGAAGCACAGGCAGTATATACCGTCATTATCGGTGTTGGTGCATTAATCGGAGTTATGACCCCTGTTCTAAAATTAAATAATAGCATCACAAAGCTAACAACTGCTATTGAGTACATGGCTACAGATAACAGAAGACAGGACATGCGATTAGATGCACATGCGAAAGAGTTAGATGACCACGAAAAAAGAATCAGCCATCTAGAAAAGTAATAGAATCAATTTATAAGGTTTCTCGAATTTGGGAAGCCTTTTTATTTTAAATGAAAGAAGGTATAAATTATGGGTAAAAACGCAAATACTATTTTAACAATTGCAAGAAATTGGATTGGAAGAAAGGAATCCAACGGTTCACATCACGAGATCATTGACTTATACAACAGTCACAAGCCATTAGCGAGAGGATATAAAGTCAAGTACACTGACTCATGGTGTGCAACATTCGTGTCAGCGTGTGCGATTAAAGCCAATTATACTGATATCATTCCATTAGAATGTTCATGCAATCAGATGATTAAAAGATTCCAAAACATTGGTAGATGGTGCGAAGATGATTCTCATGTTCCATCACCAGGAGATGTAATCTTTTACGACTGGCAGGACAGTGGTAAGGGCGATAATAAAGGTTCGTCAGATCATGTCGGCATCGTTGAGAAGGTAGAAGGTTCTACTATCACTATCATTGAAGGAAACAAGAGCGATGCAGTAGGAAGAAGAAAATTACAGGTTAACGGCAGATATATCAGAGGGTATGGCTTACCTAAATACGATGCTAAGGTGACTAATACTTCAGCTGCACCTGCACCATCTAAGCCACAGACAAACGCATCTAACGCATTAGGTACTTATATGATTACTGCTAGTGATTTAAAGGTACGCACAGGACCAGGAATGAAATACAGAGTCAAGACACACAACGAATTAACTAAGAACGCTAAGGCTCACGATTACGACAAGGACGGCTGTCTAAATTATGGCACTCGTGTTACTGTGTCTAAATTCGATGGAGATTGGGCAAAGATTCCTAGTGGATGGGTTGCTAAAAGATATTTGAAAAAAGTCTAATTTAAGTTTTATTATGAGTTTATTCATAAAGATGTTGACTAAACTCGACTAAATCTCGACTAAATCTCGACTACACAACAATTTATATTCATAAGAAAAGACCAGGGCTTAGTTGCTCTGGTCTTTTTTTGCTTTCTCAATATCATCTCTTATAAGTTTTTTAATGTAACCCATTTTAGATTCGACATGATCAAGTTTTTCTAGAATGTCTGCATCTGTTTTTTTATTGAATGCAAGATTGACACATTTCGTCATCTTCTTAGCATAGTTTGCGCTAGCTTTCTTCTGCGCTTCAGTTGACACGGTTATACCTCCCTTAGAATAATTTTGAAATCAAGAATACTAATACGGCAATAAGTCCAATCAATTCGATAGCTTTTAAAATTAATTTTTCCATTGTTTTCTTTGAAAAGTGGTTTTATAATAGTGATAGGAAGAGAGGACAAGCCTCTCAACCTAATTACTTAAATTGATTGATTAGAATTAAAATCCAGCCGATTAAGGAAATTACTCTAATCACTAGCGTTTCGATTAAGCCAAGAATTCGAAGCGCTTTTTTTAATTTCTTTTCCACTTTTCTTACCTCCTTTCTTGATTATAGTATATCATAAAATTATATAAATGTCAATATATATTGATATATTTATGAGAATATTATATAAAAAATATCAGTAAACAATGATAGTTTTTGCATTTTAATTTCAATGTTTCTAATACTAAAAGGAGCGTTATAAAATATATGATGCGCCACTATGTAGGTACTAAACTAGTAACGAATCAGTAACAAGGGGCAAAAAGTCTAGGAAACAAGCCAATTTTAGCATCATATACAAATGTTTCATAATAAATATAACCCCTTTCATTGGATGATAAGTTAATTATATCTATTATTTAAGAAAAAATTAAGGTGAAAGTACACAAATAATACACTTTTCTTTGTTAAGATAGTGCAATAGATTAAGGAGTGGTGGATATGAATGAATTAAAAGGCCTCTCACAACAAGAGGTACAAGAAAGAATAGAACAAGGACAAGTGAATTATACAGGTCAGTCTATTTCTAAAACAAAAAAAGAAATTGTGAAGCAGCATACACTTACATATTTCAACTTTCTAAATATATTTTTAGCTGTTTTGATTGTGATTTCAGGACAGCTGCAGAACTTAACTTTTATTGGAGTTATGGTAGCTAATACAATATTAGGTATCATTCAAGAATTCAAGGTTAAGAAAACTATTGATAAGCTAAGTGTTGTTACAGTAGAAAAAGTTAAAACACTTCGTGATGGTCAGCTGATTGATGTTCCTGTAGAAGAACTTGTTATGGATGATATTATTTTCTTGACAGCTGGCAATCAGATTGGCACAGACTGCCAGGTTGTAGAAAATCATGCATTAGAAATCAATGAATCTCTTTTGACTGGGGAATCAGTACCTGTAAAAAAGAAGGAGAACGATGAAATCTATGCAGGAACCTTCGTTGTGGCAGGAAGTGGTTATGCAAAAGTAATTCGTGTACACATAGAGCGCACCGTTCACCCGAAGAAT